TTATCCCCACCATCACTAAAGTTTCTCAAGCATCCTGTATCCAAATCTTTGCGGCCCCAAAAGTCAATCAAATATCTTTCATAGGCAAGCGCAGTTTCCTCATCGGGCCAATATTGAAGATGAATCGTGCTTTTATCAATAGGCGGCTTATGCCCCTTCTCAATCTTATAGGCACGCCTTCCAGAGCCCTTACCAACATAGTATGGACTTCCATTGTCTCTCAACCACAAATATGTATAAAACATTGTTCCTCCGATTAGGTGAGAAGGGAGGTGAATCGGCACCTCCCAACTCTTTCACAGGGTAATTATTCCTGTGATTTCAATCACTTGCGCCATGTTACCAGCTTCCCCGGTTGCCCCTTGACAGTAGGCTTAAGATATGCTTTGCCAGTGATCATGAGCATCGCTGCGTCAGGTTTCCCCTTGGCATCCACATGTTCCCAATCAATGCTTTCCCTAGAGGGTTTCTGTGGTACATAAATCGGCTTGCCCGTAGCTGCTGCAGACGCTTCCACTTTAGCTCCTGCTGCTTTCTTGTCCGTGACCGCTGCTACACGTCCCGCTGCAGCGCCACCCTTTGCATAACCCGGATACATGGCCTGTACCGTATTTCGTACGATTTCCTTTGCAATGGATGCTACGCGTGCCTGATGGTATTCCTCGATCTTAGCTTTATCAGGAGTCTTTGCTCCCCACATGGCCTTCATCTGAATTTGATATGCGTTGTCCGCTTTCAAAGCAGCATACAAATTAGATTTCAACGTGTTGCCCAGAGGCATCAAGTTTTCCTTGCCATAACCCTTGAAGAATGGCATACGTAGGAAAGGACCAAGCTCTGCCCCTAGTAATTTGTTGTTATGCGATTCACAAACCTTGGCCACACCATTTTTGAACTCAGTGCTCTGGTTAGTTTTGAAGTCTTCTTGTTCCTTAAGAAATGTTTTGCGATCCTCTTCAAGCTTCTGACGCTCAGGGGAAACCTCGGAAGCCTTGGCTGCCTTATTCTTTTCCTCCAGTGTCTTGTACCATCCACCCATATCATCAGAAATCGCTTTGGCAACTTCCAGAGCCTTTGCCTGTGCAGTCGCTTTAAGCGCAGGATCAGCAGAATTCAAATTGGGATCAGTGAAGAGTTTAGCAAACGCACTGAGTACACCCGGCATATTAGCATTCTGCAGCACAGACAAGGCATGGGGCTCAATAAGAGTCTTATACGCGGCCTCATCATGCGTCTTCACGGCATCAAGAAACGCAGGGGCCAGTTTACCAAGAGCATTTAGTTTGCCTTGTTCCTTTAGATCTTCCACGATGTTCTGAATCAACTGTGGATCTCCAGCGTATAATTGGGCATCACTCGCTTCCGCTGCAGCCTTGGTCCCGGTTAGTTCTTCATAGCCTTCCACGCCACCCACAAGAGACATAAACTCTTGTGCTTGTTTCATCTCATTTATACCACCAGGAAACACTTCTTTTGCGGCAGACCACCTCTCGTAGCTTCCGTGTAAAAGTTTGGTCGCGGCAGCGTTGGCAGGAGATGCATCCCTGAACGCCTTTAGTGCGGCACGAATTTCTTTAGGAGTTTGCTCCGTACCTGGAAGATCCTCAGTCTTTACTTCTGTTTTTTCAACAGGAGTTCCATCTGAATTAAATTGTGGTTTTTCTTCTTTGGTCTCCGTAGTTGGAGTTTCTGTTTCTGTGGTGGTAGTCTCCGTAATTGGGGCTTCAATTGTAGTTGCTTCTGTCTGAGTCTCTGACGCTTCTGAGCCAATTGTGTCTAAATTGGCGAAATCTAGAACTCCTGCTTCATCTGCCATGTGAGTCATTACCTTCCTTGAGTCAATTTTCTTTTACCTAATTTAGCAGCGCTCATCTTTCTACGGGCTTCCTCTGACATTTTTCTACCAATAGCAGCTTTGCGCATTTTTTCTTTTGTTTCTTCTGAGTGCCTATAACCTACTTTTCCTAAAAGAGCGTTCTTACGATGCTCTTCAGTCAGCGGCACACCTTTGTGTGCAGCGCTCATTTTTCTACGGGCTTCTTCTGAGTGCTTTCTTCCCGTAGTTTTTCCTTTTAGAGAAATACTTCTCTTTATTTTTGTTTCTTCTGATTGTTTATAACCGGAAGCCCCTTCTCCACCAAAAGTAAGATTTAGCAAGCATCCAGTACCTAAATCTTCTCGTCCATAAAACTCTATCAAGAAGGTTTCTGCCTCAAAAGCATCTGCCTCACTTTCAAACTCTTGCGTGATTATACGCTCTGCTTCTTGCGGTGGATAAACTATGTGGCCGTTTTTTATAAAACCTCTGTTGCGTATACCTTTTCCAACGTAATAAGGAGTGCCGTCTTCTCTCAACCAAAGATAAGTGTAAAATCCTTTGGGAAAATCTACATTTAATGAAGATCTTGTTTGAATTTTCCTGGGATGAGATTCTTTGTATTTTTTATTGTAACATTGTAAACACAAACCATGAGCTTCATTTTGTCTTTCTGGATGACATTGAGCTTGTGGTCTACCTTTTATTCCTTTTGGCATTTTTCCTCCATTCAAGGTCGAGAAGGGAAGTGTGAATGGCACTTCCCAACTCTACTCAGGATTATAAGCCCTGAGATATTTTACTCAACTGCCGAATTCTGCTTCTTTCTCGTGCCCGAAAAGCACATCAGTGCTATATTTGCCCCCTGAATCTACAAAGATACCGATGGCACCGCCAGGATCTACGCTTTTTTCTGACGATTCTGGTCTCCCCTCTTTAGCTCCTCGTATCAAATCTTCTATTACCACTGCATTGCTGTTATGAGTAATATATGCCGTTAATTTATCGCCTTTCAAAGTTTTGCTGAAAAAGTCAAATGTCCTTTGCTCTAAATCATCTAAGCACTCTCCTTGCGGAGGAATACTCTTTGGGTGGTCAATGTAATACTTAAGAAGTTCATCATATTCATCACGATCCTTGCCTCCCAAAAATCCCAATGACCATGATATGAGGCCCCTGTCTTGTTCAATTTCTAAACCAAGATATTCTGCTAGTATTTCTCCAGTTTGTACGGCACGTAACAAAGGGCTGACAATAATCTTTTCAATTTTCAAACCAGAATTAACAATTGCTTCTGCTATTATTTCTGCTTGTTGAATACCTTTAGCATTTAAAGGCGGGTCTAAACGACTTCTAAATTGGTTGGCATCATTCGCATCGGTGTCCCCATGTCGAACGAGAATGCCTATTAATTTCTTATCCGACATGAGAACTCCTATCTTTTAAGCTATCGTCTTAACTGCCGTTGCTGTTGTTCCCCAGGCATTCCTTGAGGAGCAGGCTTATTAACCTTTCCCTCTTTCAATGCTTCGGGTATTGCTTTTTTCTTCACGGCTACATCAAGTTGTTCTGCATTATGCTGAGCAAAATCATTTGGAGTAGCTTGCACTCCCATCTTGCCTAAGAGTTGTACGGCTATAGGCGCTGGCATCTTACTTATATCAGCACTAATTGACTCACTAGGCGGCTTCTGAGGAGGTGCATTAGCCAACGCAATTGCCTTGGCTTGAGCCTGATGCTCACTCCAGTGAAGTCTTACATTTTCAAAAGCAGAGCGTTGTTGTGGGCTTCCCCAGCGAAATTTCTGCCCCTCGGTACTGTTCAACCAAATTAAGCAAGCAGCAGCTTCTATGGCATGATTTTCACTTTCATCTTGCGCCACAGGAATCGTGCTTACTAAAGGTGGCAGAGTCTTCTGCAATTGTTGCATCTGCATAACCGCTGCAAGCTCTTTCGGATCTGGTGGCAAACCTTGCAATTGCTTACCTTGCATATCAATAGAAGCTTCATCCAAAATAGCAGTAATCTTCTGTACTTTTGGATTGGGCATAGGACCGCTACGCAAGAGCAATTCAAACTCCATTTTTTGCTTATTTATAGCATCTGCTCCCTCGACTTTAAAACCCTTCATTCTGATTCCGGTTTGCAGTGTTGTAAGGTTTCCAGGGGAGAACAGCCATGCAGCAAGTTGCGGAATATTAGCGCTTGCGTCCACCAATTCCTTCAATTTTGCTTCACGTTGAGCAGAGCTTTCTGGGAACGATGGGTCGCTTTCTGGGTAGCATAGAACATTGCCAGCCAGATTGCTTGTGTTGACAACTACGGTTCCAAGATCCTTGAAAGACTGTCGTAAGACTTTACCTTCTCGGCAATCAGCTGCGCATATCACAGCCTGACGCGCTGCTTCAGCAAACATCACTTGAAGGCTATTCCAGGGGCACCCTATGCGTTGCAGTGCTTGATCCCTTTGAATCTGTGCGTTGCCTACAGTATTTTCACCTGTAGCCGCACCAAACAGACTTGGCAGAGCACCGCTGATCTCTTCTGAAAGTGTAGTGATAAACCATTTGATGAAATCCGCTAGGGAAGCCTGGGGTTGCGGCGTAGGCTCAATCATAATATACTGATCCGCTGTGGTGAGCCCCGGTTGTGGTAAGAAGGCCCCAGTGCTCCCAGGTACGTTCGTCTGGGTCTTGAGAGCTTCAATGTCAAATGCTTCCGAATTCATCCACTTCTTGGGTACAGTACGCTTAAAGAAATCGTCTTGTAGATCAACCCAATCATTGATGCGCTTCTGCACGGAAATCA